CCGCCCAACAACACTCGGGGCACCCCCAGCGCCACCCTTCTGGACGGCCTAATCCCGATAGAAACGGTGGCTGTCACCACCACCTATAGCCAAAATGATTCACCAACAACAAACAGGTCGACGGTGCGCGCCGGTCGCGGGAGGGTGCCACCACAATTCCTGTCCCCCACCTATGAGGTCACCAAAAACTACATCAAGGCCCCGGCGGGCATGAAAACCTGTTACCAGCTCGCCTTGGAATGGCTTGAAGCCAAGGCGCTGGAAAAAGCCACCGCGCCGATCTTGTTGCCTTCTACAGGAACGGTCGGCTGGTCATCTACACTGAAACCACCAACTCTGTAGGAAAGGAACCCAGGTGAAGCACCTGAAAATCGAGTACACGACCGAGGGCGGCAACACGATCGTCCTGTTCGACGACGAGGTCGCTGAAGTGACATGGAGCGACAGCGCCGCCGGTGTGCGCGTCGAGGGCAAGACTCAGGCTGCCGCCAACGGCAGCGGGATGGGTGGCCTGCTCGACCTGCTGACCGGGGCCAGTAAGGCCCGCACCGAGGCCGTGATCGAGGAAAAGAGGGCCAGCCTGAATGAGGTGCCGCCGACCCCGACGCCGACTCCTGCGCCCGCCGTGCAGGTAATCGAAGAAGACTCGATTGAGGTTATTCAGGCCGCTCAGACCTAGCGCACCCTGTGGTGGCCCTCCACAGCGCCAAGAACTACTGAAGGAGGGCCGCTTACTGTGAGTTATTCGCTCGCCATAGCCGACGGAGACCTGGTGCAGCAGGGTTCCCAGTTTGGCCTTGTCTTCGGCATCAACAAGCTCAAGCAGGATATCAACATGTGCCTGATGGAGCATTACGGCGGCGACCGTTTTCACGTCACCATGGGGTCAATCCTGCAGGACTTTATTGGCAGCATCGCCAATAAGGCCTCCCTGGCGGAGGTGCACGGCGAAGTGTTCCGGGTGATGCAGAACTACCAGACCATGCAGTTGCGGCGGTTCAAGGAAAACCCAGAACTGTTTTCGGCCAGCGAACTGCTGGTGTCGGTCGATAACATCACCACCGCGCTCTCCTACGACACCGTCAACGTCACGGTACGACTGCGCAACGGCTCGCAGCAGTACACCACCATCAAGGTCTTGAAGACCATCTAGTCCAAGGAGGCCTAGTGGCCAAGACCCCCGACGTTGTGGCGAAAGAAATCCTCGCCAAGTTGGCAAAGACCGCCCCCGGCTTCAGCCTGGAAGTCGGCACCCCCGAACGCAAAATCGTGGATGCCGTCTCCGAGGCAATCAGCGAAGCCTACATCGACCAGTATCTGGTTGGCTCGCTGATGGATATCGAGTCCAAGGCAGGACTAGAACTAGAGCAGTGGTGCGGCATTTTCGGCTTCGGTCGGATGCAGGGCCGCCGGGCAACGGGCACCGTGCGGATCGAGTTGAAGAACAGCAACAGCCAGGACGTCACCGTCCAAAATAACAGCCCTTTCTATACCCGCAATTCGCTGCCGTCGAGCGGCAATCAGACCTACTTCAAAGCCACCCAGGCGGTGATCATTCCGGCGGGCAGTTATGTCGCCGACGTGCCGGTCGAATGCACGGCGGTGGGCGCTATCGGCAACGTGCCGCCGGACTCTATCGTGTTTATTGGGGACATTTTGGGGGCAACCTCGGCCACCAACCTGCAGTCGTTTACCGGCGGCGTGGACGTCGAAACCGACGACGAGTTGAGGCAACGCTTCAAGGATACATTCCTGCGTAACGTCGCCGGAACCGAAGATTTTTACCTTGGGTTGTGCTACCAGAACAAAAACGTGTCGAAGGCGGCGTGCTTCGGCCCGATCCGGCAGTACGCCACCCAGGTGGAGGCCGTCCTCGACGTCAACAGTTACACCCTCACCAAGACCGGCACCCCGACCGCCGGAAACTTCACCCTCTCCTACGCCGGGCAGACTACCGCCAACATTGCCTGGAATGCCACCGCCAGCGCCGTCCAGACCGCTCTTGGCTTGCTGACCAACATCGGCAGCACCGCTGGGAATGTCACCGTCACGGCGATCACCAACGGGTTCACGATCGTCATCAACAACTTGATCAGCACCCTCACGGTGGCCTCCGGCACCCTGACCGGCGGCGCGGTCACGGTCACCCGCAACGGCCTCAACAGCATCTCCTACGTCGATAATGACGTCAAATATGCGTGGCCCGGCGACGGCCACGTCAACGTCTTCAAAAACCTGGGCCAGTCGACCGAAAAGTTTTACCGCAACGGCATCGACTTCCGCTGGACGCCGGGCGCTACCCCCACCTTCGTCGCCCTGCCCGGCGGCGATATCAAGGCGGGCGACATTGTGGACGTGGAGTTCGAGTACACCACCCAGTCCAGTCGCAATGACCCGCTGAAGGGCATCACCAACAAGGTTGACCTGTTTGTTAACGGCTCTGTCCCCTACGCCATTACCGAGCGCACCGTCATCACCAGCACCTCGGTGCTGAGTAGCACCGTGACCGACCAGCTTTACACCGGAAACTTCACTCGGGTTGGGCCGTCGACTGGGTCGCCGACCGCCAACAACCGATTTATGCGCCTTGGCAGCACGCCGGTCGTCAGCTTCCCGTCCTCGCTGGTAGTTGGCACCGGGTCGGGTGCCCAGGTCTACACCCAGGGCACCCACTACCACCTACTGCGGCTCGCACCGGAAACCCAAGACCCGCCGAACGCCACCACCCTCATGGCCGGATCAATTTATGAGGTCGTCGGCATCGAATGGGAGTCCACCGGCCCCAACTCCGGCACCGAGTTGACCGTCACCTACAACTACAACCGGGTGCCGGAGGTGCTGCAGGCGGTGATCAAGACCGGCAAGCAGGTCACCACCGACGTCCTAGTGCATCAAGCCAGCTACGCCTACCTGCGGCTGTATCTGGCGATCGAATACAACCGAGGGTTTGCGGTCAGCCAGGTCGACAACCAGATTCAGGATCGGCTGCGCACCTACTTCGCTGGTCTGCCTTATGGCTCGTGGATTGAAATCTCCGACCTGATTTTGGCTGTCCATCAGGTGCTCGGCGTGGACAACGTCAACCTGGTACTCAGCGACGGGATAAGCCCCGCGCACGGCGTCAAGGTGTATGCCACCGGCGTCGATGGGGAGTCCCCGATCGCGACCTACGACACCGACTTCAAACTGAACGATAACCAGTTGCCGGTGTTCCTGGATGCGGTCATCCGCCGGAAAGCCAACCGGTGATCCGGGCGGTGATGGTGGTGAGAAATCCGTTTAAGCCAGACCCCCACCATGCGGCCTATATCGGCCTTGTTTTGAGTCTGCTGGCGTTCGGCCTGGGGTTGGCGGCTTTGGCCGCTGCGGTGAGCATGGGGGTGCGGTAAATGGCCTCCCAGATTCCCTTCCCGCTGATGCCGCCGAAGTCCACCGAGCTTCGGATGGAGCACTTCGACGAAAACATCTACAAAGTCGACGACTCGACCGTGCTGCACAAGTTCCTCGATGCGATGTGCGGCGACGCTGGGGTCGGCAACCTGAAAAAGGAAATCATGCTGCAACGCCTGTCCGGCGCGATGGACGGCATCTACGGGGCGGGCCTGGATTTCATTTTCGGGGGGATCGGGTTTCTCAGCCGGTCGTCGGCGGAAAGCTATTCGTTTTCCGCTGAAACCGCCTCGCTGACCTCCAAGCAGTGGGATGAGGTCGTCACGAAGGACGCCGCCTACCGCACTCGGATTCAGCAGTTTTTTAAGGCCGCCCAGGCGGGTAACACCATCGAGGCGATCCGGCTGGCGGTGCACGCCGCCACCTCGGCGGACTGCCAGGTGCTGGAAAACTGGCGTTACATCGACAATTTCGGGTTGGGCGTCAAAGACTGGAACGCCGCCACCAACACCCCCACCCTGGCGAACGGCGTCGGACGCTCCGGCGATTTGTATCGGGTGGCGACGGCGGGCAGCCGCAACCTTGGCGCGGGGACGGTCAGTTATGCGGTCAACGACTACCTGATTTACAGCGGCGAGGTGTGGACGAAAACCAAAGTCGGAGGGTATGGCCGGGCGCTGGCGGTAACCTACGCGGCGGTCAACCTGAGCACCGGTCACCGGGTGTTCTTCGTCAACGAAGACCCGGCGGTGGCCGCCGGTCTGGCCCAGGACTACATCACCGCCAACGCGGTCGACGCCACCCGTTGGCGGGTGGAAGAAAACCGCAGCCGCTCCGAGGTGACGGTGGTGCCGCACAAGATCGGCTACACCCCGCGCGAGGCCCGGGTGCTGCGCAAAATGTTGGACAAGATCACCCCGCAGGACACCGTGGTCACCATCAACCCGAACGGTTTGGCGGTCAACGCGCCGCTACCGGTGCGGGCCGTCGCCTCCGACTCCACCTACTTTCAAGTGGAGAAGGTGGTCACCGGCACCCCCGACCTGGCCACCCTGCCGCCGCCCGAATCGCTGGCGATCGACCTCGATCCGACCGAGAAGTGGCTGTTCTCCAAATCTCCGGAACTGGCCCCCTACGCCCGCTTCAACATCAGCAGCGAATACGGCTACCACTATCTAATGTCCGGCGGCAGCCGGTCGCCGATCGACTCGGTGTCCTACGGCACCCTGCAGGCTGACGGCACGGTCGTCGCCGAGCAGCCGTTGGAGCAGTATCAGACGGTGCAGCAATACAGCACCTGGACGAATTACGAGAAGGCCGACAGCGCCGACAATTATCCGGGTGGCCAGTATGGCCTGACTCCGACGGTGGCCCCCGCGATCGGCTCGGACGGCAAAGACTATCGGTTCCCCTACACCAGCCAGGCCGAATATGTGGCGAAACGCAAGGCGGAGGTGTTGGCGTTGGGCGGCGAAGCCAACGACATACAGTACCGGCTGCCGATTGAGACGCCGTCCGACTTCAAGCGGGTGTACAACGCCGAATTGGCGATTGCGGCGATCGGGCCGGTGCGGGATTCCACCGTCACCAGCAGTTGGACGTCCCGCAACCGGCTGAAAAACACCAGCAACCGCCGCAGCCCCTCGCTGTGGAATCGTTAGGAGCCAAAGTGGCCGACACCCGCTATTACCAGGATTTTCACTTCCCGATGCCAATCGTGGATTTGATCATGTCGTTGCTGGGTCGCAAGCAGGCCGCCCCGGCGGAGCGGGTTGATTCTTCCGTCCGGGAATGGTTCAGCCAGACCCGTAACTCTCAGAACACCACCACCGAGGTGGTCACCACCTCCTTTCAGCTTCCGCTGTCGGTGTCGGAGTTGAGCCTGGAAATCCTGCGGATGCCATGCACCGTCGAGGTGTGGTACCAGGATCGGTCGAACAACTGGCGGCCCGTCCTGGACATGCAACGCAATCCGCTGTCGGTGTCGGTGTCCATGTCGGAAACCAAGAGTTGGTTCAAGTACGTCAGCCGGTGCTATCCGATTGTCGCCAAGCAGTTGCAGTTCCGACTCACCCGCGTCGCCGATGCCGCGCTGTACGAAACCCCCTTCCCGTTAGGGTTGCGGAACTGCCTGATTCGGCGCAACGTCTATGACCGCAGTAGTGGCGGGGCGTTTGAGGATCAGGTCGACGTGATGGGCAACATCATCACCCGCTACATCAAGGATTGGGATGCCTCGAAGGCGGTCGACGACGCCTACACGACGTTCTGGAAAAGCGCCCCCATCCCCGACCCCGCCGGGGTCGCCAGCCTGTTCCTAGACGTCCGGTCGACCTCCGGCGCGGCGCAGGTCATCGACAAGGTGTATCTCGACCCGGTGTACACCGGCCAGCACCTGAACTTGTACTACAGCAACGACGATCGGGTCGGCACCCGCACCCTGTCCCCGATCGCCCTGCCGCCGCTGGAAACGGTGATCGACTCCGGTATCGCAAAAACCACCAGCGCCGCCGAATCGACCACATTGGCGGGGAGCACCAAAACCCTCACCGACGTCACCAAGGCGTGGACGGTGAACACCTACGCCGGTCGGACGCTGCGGATCACCGACGGCAAGGGTAAGGGGCAG